ATAAGACTTGAACAATTAGACACTCAAAGTAATACTGGAGGACTTACTGAATTTTATTTAGATGGTGGAACTTATGTAAAATCTTTTTATACTGTTTTGTTTTCACCAAGTTGTACAAAAATAAATTTAATGGGTAATAAAAATAAAAGACTTCATCATATGATAAAATGGAATAATGCTGTACCTATAATATTGGAAGAGAAATATAAAAAATTATAATACTTTTGTAAAATGAAAAACAACAAAATACAACATACTAAAAAAGCATTATTAGAATCTTTAGAAAAATCTTTAGGTGTAGTTACAACAGCTTGTAAACAAGTTGGTATTGATAGAACTACATTTTATAGATACTACAAAGAAGATAAAGAATTTAAAAAGCAAGTTGATGATTTAAGTAATGTGGCAAAAGACTTTGTTGAAAGTCAATTATTTAAACAGATACAAGATGGAAATCCTACATCAACAATATTTTATTTAAAGACTAAGGCAAAAGATAGAGGGTTTGTCGAAAGACAACAGATTGAACATAGTGGGGGAATACAAAGTAAATTGATTGAATGGACACCAGTAGAAAAGAAAAAATAGAATGTAATATACAATTCTATCAAACTTTAAATAGCAACAAAAGAATTATCATACATCAAGGGGGTTCAAGAAGTGGAAAGACGTATGCAATATGTCAGTGGATAATTTATTTATTAACAACTGAAAAAGAAAGATTAATTATAACAGTAGCAAGA